CTAGCTGCGGCGTTTGGTCGGCTGATAGGGCCGATCCTTGCGCCAGGTCTCGGCAAAGCGCTCCAGTTCTGCATCTGGCTTTTCGGGCAAGGTCACAACCAGTTTGGCCAGCAAATCGCCGCGATTTCCGCGCACATCGGACAGGCCTCGGCCCTTGAGCCTAAGCAGAGCCCCCGAGTTGGACCCACGCGGCACGGTGAGGGTTACTGGACCATCGGGCGTTTGGGCCTGAACCTTGGCCCCGAGAACCGCATCCGGAACGCTAACGGGAAGGTCCATCACCAGACCATCGCCCTCGCGACGAAAGAGCGGATGGGGCCTGATGCTCAGTTCGATGAGGGCATCACCCGGGCCACCGCGCCCGGCCGTGCCTTGGCCGCGCAACCGGATGGTCTGGCCGTCTACAGCCCCCACCGGGATGGAGGCGTCGATGGTCTTGCCATCGCCAAAGGCAATGCGCTTCTTGCCGCCAAAAATGGCGTCTTCCAGATCAATGTCGAGTTTGGCGCGCACATCCGCACCCTTGGCGGCAAAGGGACCACCATTGCCGAAACCGCTACTGCGTCCGCCGCGCGATCCGAACATGTCGCCGAAGATGTCGTTGAGATCGACACCGTCAAACTGAGCCCCCCCAAAGCCGCCGGCCGAACCCCGGGCACCTGGCCCTGCGCCGCCGCCGAACCCGCGCATTGACTCGCGTCCATCCGCGTCGATCTGCCCGGCATCAAACTTCTTTCGCTTGGTCTCATCGCCGATGATGTCAAAGGCGGCGGAGACACGCTTGAACCGCTCTTCCGAGGCCTTGTTGCCGGGATTTTGGTCGGGGTGATGTTGTTTGGCGAGCTTGTGAAAGGCACGCCTGATCTCGCTCGTCGTGGCTGAGCGCGACACTCCAAGTTCCAGATAGGGATCCTGCGCCAAGGGAAAGGCCTCGATTCAACAAAACTGCTTGCTTCAGTTAAGCCATTCCCGGCTATGCGCAAGTGATTAGTGATAAATTTACAACAGACCCGCCCGAGTCGGAACACCCCACCCATAGCTGTCAGAGCCCTGGGACACACGGATTTGGATCAATGATCGCTCATTGACGGTGAAATCCGCCAATTGGTCCGCCGCACTATAGAGCCATTGGCTCTGATCGACCTCGACGGTTCGCAAAACCGCTGCCCCCCTGATCACCTCCACCCGATAGACCTCTCGCACCTCAGACAGGGGTACCTCCGCCGGTCCCCAATCATCTCCGCCAATCCGGGTGCGCCGCGTCCACCGAACCTGCACCGTACCCGAAGGGCTTGGCGTGATCCGAAGATGACAGGGCGACCATGGACGCTCGGCCAAGCCCTGCCAAGCGAAGGCCACCTCGCTCATGGCCTCACCAGAGGCTGGACCCCCAGCCAAGGCCGCGCGCCAAACCAGAGGCAGGCCACGCTCTGACCGCGACAGGCCCACACGCGGCAGGTCCGATGACAGGACCACCACCGCCGCCCCGGCCGGGGTCAGATCGGCCATGGCTCCATCACTGCCGCCCTGCCCTCGCAGGAGGCCTGACAGGACATAGCTAGAGGCTCCCACCAAAGTCGCATTGAGAAATTGCACGATCTCCCAGTCCCCGGTTGCAGTTTGAACGGCCAAACTGTTGGCTCCGGCCAAGACCTCGATCAGGCTGCGGCTCTGTAAGGCCTCGCCCTCGATCTGGACCGAGAGGCGCGCGGCACGGTCGATCCGGTGCAAGGGGCCACGCGGCAGGGCCGTCAGGGTCTGGCCAAGAGTTGCGGCCCGGTCAATCATCCCGCGCGAGATCAGGGCCTGTGCATTGGGGCCCGCCCAAACCTCCATCCTGCGCCAAGGTTCGCCCGCCACAGCGGCGATGGGGCGAGCGTCGCTTTCCTGTCCATTCAGCGGCGGCAGGTCGAGCAGATGAAAGACCGGAGGGGCCGCCCGTTGAAGCGGGTCAGAGACCTGCCAAGCGCCATCGTCAAGGGCCGCATCATCCTCAACCGTCGCGACCCGAACAAGGGCAAGACTGGGCTGTTCGTCGCCATTGACGCGGATCACTCGCCAAGCCCCCTCAAGGCCCTCGACCTCGACCCGATCTCCCGGTTCAGCCTTCAAGGCCAGCAGAGGCCCAACCGGCACGGTCAGATGGTCACGGTCCGCCTCGAGATGGGCCAGAAGGCGGCGAGCGGTCTTCAGCGCTACCGCCTCCGAAATCACCATCGGCAGGTCCAGATCGCTCGAGCCCGTGCCGCTTGAGGGATCACGCCTGTAGAGCACTGCCCCGACCTGATAGTCGGCCCGCTCATCAATGAAGCGCGCGCGGACCTGATCGACCACCGGCTCTAGATCGCGTGTGATCTTACCCAGCCCCATCGCCCCCTCGACGCTGGCGAGATCAGAGGCGGTCAGGCGGCTGACGGGCTGGCCCTCGCGGGCGATCAAGGTCACCTGACCGTGACGTTCGGCCCCATCAAACCCATAGGCCATCGACAGGGGCTCCAAGGCATCGCGAAGGCGCATGGGTCGCTCGACCACATAGCCGCTGATCAGGCCCGTCACCCCTTCGATCCGCACATCCACGCCGCCCCGTGCGGTCAGGGCCATGGCGAGGTCCGGCAAGGTCATGGCCCCAGCCCTGCCGTTCAGCCAATGCCCCCGCGCCCAGTTGACGGCATCGGCCCAAAGCGAGGCCCGCGCGGGAAAGTCTGGATAGGGCCGCGCGTCCCAGCACCAGACATGCAGGCTATCGGCCGCCACCATCGGCCCGCCATAGAGCGACGACTGGGGATTGTTCACCGGATCGGCAAAGGCGCTCAGCACCGCCTCTATGGCCCGCCTTTGCCCCAGATCGTCGCGCGCACCATTGGAAAAGGGCGGCAGGGCGCTTTCAGCACTCTTGGCATCGACAAAGAGGTTGGGACTATTGGCCCCCTTATCGACGGCGGGACAGCCAAACTCGATCAGCCGCACCGGCTTGGACTGCGGCACCCACGCGGTCGGGCTGGCGGAGCGAACCCCTTGTGGACGATCATAGTGCGGCCTACTCCACCAGCTTTTCAGGGCCTTCGGAGCATAGATCCAAGGCTCACCATAGGCCCCGTCGGTGATGGGCCTGCGTCTCTGGGCCACACGGTCTGCGTCACTGGCATAGTACCAGTCCGCCCCCTCGCCGCCGAACATATTGGCCGCCAGATAGGCCGGGTCTGTCGGTCCGCCATAGCCTGCTAAATGGTCGAGATGGCCCTCCCCATCACGCCAATCGGCCATGGGCGCGTACCAGTCGATGCCGACAAAGCTGATAGCCGGGTCAGACCACAGAGGGTCGAGATGAAACCGTACCTCTCCCGACCCATCCTGCGGCTGATGGCCATAATATTCGGTCCAGTCGGCGGAATAGGACAGGGCCGTTCCCGCCCCCAAAAGGGTGCGAACCTCTTGGGCCAGCGTGCGCAAGGCTGAGACGGCGGGATAGGTGCCGCCCGCGCCGCGCACCTGGGTCACGCCGCGCAACTCCGAGCCAATCAGGAAGGTGTCCACGCCCCCGGCCTGCTGAACCAGATTGGCATAGTGAAGCACCATCCGGCGCAGACCCCAATCTCCAGCGCTCGGACCAAAGAAGCTCTGAACCTGTGAGGCGGCGGTCAAGCTGCCATCGACCGAACCGCTGCGTCCCGGAGCCGGATGACAGGTGATCCGCCCGCGCCATGGATAGGCCCCCTGCTGCGCTGCGCCATAGGGATCGGGCAGGCCAGAATTAGACGGGATATCCATCAGGATGAAGGGGTAAAGCCCGACCTTGTAGCCTCTCGCCTTCAAGGCGGCGATAGCTTCCAGAACGCTGGCATCGCTGGGGGTGCCGCCATAGGCCGGACCACCCTCATGGGTCGAGATCAGATGGGCAGAGGACCGGTCCAAGCCCGCCACGGTCCAACTCACCGGCTCGGTCACCCTGTCCCGTCGCTCGATTCCTGGCAGGATTTGGCAGGACCCGCAGCGAAGGTCGGTGCCAAACCAAGAGACGACCAACATCACCGATTTAACCTTGGGCAATTGCGCCTGCAGATGATCCAGCGACACCAGAAAATCCGGGCGGCCGTCGCTATTGTTCACCGTCTCTGAAACGGTTCGGGTCAGGCTCTGACGACGAAAGACCGGGCTGGTCGCATAGACGAACTCTCCCGCGCCGGGGATCATGCAGACCCCTTGCACCAGGTCCTCGAGCGCCGGACCATTGCTGGGCGTCACCCGTCGCATGACTTCAAAACTGAGCTGCGGTGGACGATTGCCATAGGCGGCCAAGGGCAGGTCTTCGAACACCACATAGGCCAGACCGCGATAGGCAGGGGCCTGCCCCTCGATCGCCTCGATCAAGGGGTCGGGAACCTGATCGGCCTCGCCGCGATAGAGGCGCATGACCGCGCCGGTCAGATCGAGCGGCTGCCCATCGGCCCAGACCCGTCCCAAGCCGTCAATCGGCCCCTCGCACAGGGCCACCGCGAAGGACAGGCTGTAGCTATAGGACTGGGTGCGCGGACTGCCCTTGCCGCCGCCGCTAGTCTTGCGGGTCTCCTTGAACTGCGCCGCCCAGATCACCTGACCCGAAACCCGCGCCCGGCCAAAGACGGCGGCTATCGGTGCCCCTTCAGAGACAGAGGTTAGGCGCACCTGGGTCAATCGCGGCCCAACCTGACGGGCAGGCGAAAGGCTCTGTAGGGCGGCATTGTCGATCGAGGCCCCAATGGCCGAGCCAATCGCCCCGCCGAGCGGACCCCCAAGGGCCGTGCCGAGGGTGGTGAGAACAAGTTGAGCCATATCAGTCCCTCAGATTGGGAAAGAAAAAACGCGCCGCCAGCCGCCTTTGCCACCAAGGCCCAAGCCAGCTTTCGACAGCGGCCCGGCCCCAATAGGCGTGGATGATCCGGCCATGGTCGGCCCCGCCAGAGCCCTCGGACACCAGCGCGCAATGCTTGGTCACCGCCTCTGGAGCCATCCGAAAGAGCAGGAGGTCACCGGGCAGGAGAACCGCTTGATCGGTAGCCCGAACAAAATGGCGCTGCGCGGCCGCGAGCAAAGGCTCGTCTGGTCCAAGCTCGGCCCAATCGGCGCGGTAGGGCGGCGGCGGCTCGGGCTCAAACCCATAGAGATCGCGCCAGACCCCGCGCAAAAGGCCCAGACAGTCGCAGCCTGCGCCCTTTAGGCTGGCCTGATGCTGATAGGGCGTTCCGATCCAGCTCCGCGCTGCCGCCACGATCTCGGCCCTCAGTACAGGTCGCAGGGGGGTGCTCAACGCGGGGCTCAAGCGCGCCGAGAGCCGCCGTCATGGCGCGCACCCTCCCCCGGATAGAGGGTCAGGAAGTCATCGCCTGGAATATGGGGGAAACCTTGGAAGTTCAGCCCGTTGGAAAATTGGCCCTGACAGGTGCTGTAACGCTTGTCACAGGTCGGCCTTGTGCCATCTGCGCCAAGGCTCACGACGGCGCGGCAGCGATTGTCGCCCAGATCGGCATCGCAAAGACGCCCAAAGGTGCGGCCCACCACACGGTCCAGCGCCGCCAAGGGCCCTTCGATCTCAGCGATGAAGTGCTCGCCCTCGCGCACCAGCCGCGCGATCACCCCGCGCCAGAGCAGGACCTCGAGGTCTGGATCTGTCCAGTCCACACGGCGCTGTTCCACACGCGCTCCATCAAAGAACCCGGCGCCAATATCGGCTTCAGTGATGGAATCGCTATCCAGCGCCCCCTCGGCGGCAAGGGACCCCGGCGCGAAACCAAGGCCGCTATGGGCCACCCCGCCGGTCCATCCGCTGGCGGCGCGGCACAGGACACCCGCCACGGTCAGATCCTGATCATGGTCGGTAAAGCCTAGCTTGACGCCATCCTTGCGGGTCAAGATCCAGACGTGACACAGACAGGCCGCGCCGCTTTCGATTCGGCTGGCCAACTCATCTGGGACCGCACGCATCCTAAAGCCTCACCTCGATCAGCGGCGCGGCGACCATCCGGCCCGCCTCAAACCCCTCAAGCGTCACGTCGAGCCGATCTGTGTCGAACCGCACCGGCGTGTCGAAGGCAAAGCCTGCGGTCACGGCGGCCCCGATGGCTGGTGCGGAGGACAGGGTCACGGCCCCGGTCAGGGCGTCGAGACTAAAGGCCGACCCGTTCAATTCGCGGCCCGCCACCGCCACCCGCAAGGTACCCACGACGGGCTTGGTGAGGGTGCGCACATAGGCCTCCGCGCCCGTGCCATAGCGCTTGATCAGGACAAAGCGGGTGGTCGCGCCATCTCCCACGCCCAAATTTTGATCGGTCGGCGCGGGCGTCTGAGACGGCGAGCAGGACTTCCAGTCGGCAAAATCCTTGAACCGAAAGGCATGAAGCCGCCCACGCCGCGCCTCAAAAAAGGCGGTCAAGGCTGCGACATCATCCAGCGACCTGATCCCTGCCCCAACCAGATAACGGCGCCGACCATGGGCCCAAGGCGTCGAGCGGCGCTCAAAGCCAGAGGCCAGCGTCACCACCTCGGTGCGCCGTTCCACCCCGCCGCTGGAGCCAAAGGCCAGGCGGGCGGGCAAGCTCACATCATGAAAGGCCATGGTTTGCGGCTCCTAGAGTTTGCGCGCGCCAAGCGACACCGCCCGCGCCAAGGCCTGAGCCAACTGCGCCTCTGAGCGCAAAAGCCCGCCTTCGGAGGGGCTGACAGCGATATTGACGGTCATGCCCCCGGAACCGCCCGCGCTGGCCCCCTCGATCAGGCCGCTGGTCTGGGGTCGAAAGATTTCAGGACCGCGCTCACCGACCAGATAGGCTCCGCCGGCCGTCACCGGTCCGCTATCGGCGCGCGCGCCCGCAAAGCTCTGGACCAAGACCTTGGACAATATATCGCCGAGCCCTGAGCCGCCCTTGCCGCCCGAGCCGATCCCCGCTGCCGCATTGACCGCATCCAGCACACTGCGGGCCAACTCCTGCAGACTGATCCGTCCATCAGCAGCGGCGCGTGTGAGGCTGCGGGCCAGGCTGCTTCCAGCGCGGGAAAAGGCCTCGTCGATGGACTTGGCCGCGCTCTGGGCCGGACCCTTGAGGGACTCCAGCGCCGCTGCGGCCTCTGCAGTTTGAGACATCAGGCCGCCAAGGCCATCGCCGTCGGGAAAGGGTGAGGATTGGGTCATGGTCATTGATCCGGATAGAGGGCGAGGAGGGCCTCAAGGTCGGGGCGGCTTAGGGGCAGGTCCTGCGGCGGCGCAGCGGTCAGGGCCCGCCATTCGGCCAAGGACAGCCGCCAAAACTCATCGGGCGACAGGCCAAGACGCAGAACGCCGAGCCGCAATAGATCCGGCCAAGGGCTCACCCCTCGCCCACTGCCATAAAGGCCGCTGCGACCGCGACCGCCGCCTCTCGAAAATCGACGGGGAGGGAGGCCAGATCCGCCGCCGCCTGATCTTCGCCCCCGCCCCGCAGGAGCGCCGCGAGGACCAGCAGCATGTCCTTGGCCGACAGGGTGCGCAGGCGTTCGGACAGGGCCTCCCAGCCCTCCAGGCCAAAGGCGGTTTCCAACTCGGCCAAGGCCCCAAGGGTCAGGCACAGCCGACGGGGCGCACCGCCGACCGGCTGGATCACCTGGCCTCGCGCGCGGTTCGCAACGAGCCCGCCCATCACGACAGGGCCGTGAAGCTGACCGGACCGGCCGAGGCCAGGGACAGGGCAAAGGTCACTTCGCCCTCATGGTCGCCCGCATAGTCCAGACTGGCGATCAGGAACGGTCCTTTGAGAGTGCCAAAATCGGGAATAATCAGCTGCCAGTTGCGCGCATCCTGCGCAAAGAAGGCGTCGCGCACGAGGGCATCGGCGGCACTGTCGCGAAAGACCCCCGACCCACTGACGGCCACAGATCGGACCCCTGCTCCTGCCAGCAGTTCGCGCCAACGTCCGGTGCTGTCCGAATCGGTGGCATCCACCGCCTTGGCATTGAGCGACAGGGTGCGCGCCCGAAGGCCTGCCACAGAGGTAAAGCTCTCCGTCTGTGCGCCATCGCCGATCTTGAGGAGGATATCCTTGCCTTTTTGCGCCGCCATGGGGGGCTCCTTTAGGAAGTGGGATCGAGGGGTTCGGTGACGGCCCGCAGGCGCAGGACGCCGTAGGTCGAGCGCCAATCGGCCGCCTTAAAGAGGTCGGCATAGGTGACGCGCAGATTGATCAGGCGATGGCCGTCGAGACTGAGCGCGGCCCCGTGCAGGCTGAGCCGCACCAGCGCCATCACCGCCTTAGCCTCTTCCGAGCCGCCAAAGACGGACACAACCGTCAGGCTCAGAACATGCTCCAGCCCCTCACCATCAAGGCCGCCCCAGGGCCGGGTCTCGCTGCGGCCCAAGCTGACATAGGGATAGACAATATCGGCGGGCGGCTCGTCATAGACCCTCAGCGGGTTGCCGAGCAAAAGCGCCAGATCGGCATTCGCCTTGAGCTGTGTCAGCAGCGCCTGTTGCAGGGCCCGTTCGGGATCAAGGCTCATATCGCGTCACTTTCAAGATCAAGGACCATCAGGCCGGGCTCAGGCTGACCGCGATCCACAGCGGTGATCCGCCAGTGACGCGGGCCAATCGACAGGCGCTGACCGACCGCAACAACGGCCATGTCCCGCGCCTCGGCCTTAACCTGCTCGCGCCGCTGCGGCGGCTGATTGGGGCTGGTGATCAGGCTGGAACTGATCGGCGACAGGCCCACCCAAAGGGTCGCCAAGGCGGTCCAGCTTTGGGCCTGACCGCCAAAGGCTGTGGGGGTTTGCGCACCCATCGATAGGGTCGCAAGGACGCGGCGCGACGCAATCACAGCCGCACCCGTCGAAAGGGCGCAAGCCAAGGCTCGATCAGAGCCAAGGGCAGGTCTGCCGCCTCACGATGTTCAAAACTATGGGCCACCAGGGCCAGAACCGCTTGGCGCAGGGGCTCAGGCACAGTGTCCGCCCTATCACCAAATCCGCAGCGATAGGTGATCTCGAGACCGCCGAGAGGCTGAGCGGACGGCGGCAATCCCGCGCCGAGGGGGGCGATGAGGCCAGGGCGACTAGCGAGGCGGGGACGGTAGAGCGACGGGTCGAGCGTCTCGGGGGTGCCGTTTCCATTCGCAATCTTGATCGCGTCCACGCCGAGCAGCGGGCCCCGTTGCAGGCGGATATCGCCATTGGGGGCGAGGCTATCGCTCCACAGATCGAGCGTTTCGCGATAGGTGGTGGTCATCAAGGCCACGCCCAGCGCCGCCTCGATCCGCTGGCGCGCGGCGCGGATCAGCCGCCCGATCAGGCCATCTTCGGCATCATCCGTCACACGAAGGACCGCCTTGGCCTCATCCAGCGTTACAGGCTCGGCCGCAGGCGGCACGAGGACTTGAAGGGTCATGAGAAAGGTCCGGGTCAAGGGCTCAAAGAGGCCTTCGCACCCGGTCAAAACCGGATGCGAAGACAGTTTGGGGGAGGCAAGGCGTTTAGCTGACGGCGAACTTCAGGAGCTTGATGGCGTCAAAGTTCTGCACCCCACCGCCGACCCGCTTGGTGGTGTAGAACAGCACATTGGGCTTGGCCGAATAGGGATCGCGCAGGACCCGAATGCCCACCCGATCGACAATCAGATAGCCGCGCTGGAAGTCGCCAAAGGCGACGGAATAGCTGCCGGAAGCCACGTCAGGCATGGTCTCAATCTCGGCCACGGGATAGCCCAGAAGGGTGGCCGAAGCGCCCGGCTGCAGCGCCGCATTCCAGATATAGTTGCCCGTACTGTCCTTAAACTTTCGGACCGCCGAAACGGTGCGCCGGTTCATCATAAACCGACCCCCGGCCCGATATTGGACCTTCGGAGCATAGACCAGGTCGATCAGCTTGTCGGTTGGGTTGCTGTTTGGAAATGCTGCATCGACGCCCGTGGCTAGATAGCCCAGCTTACCCCAACTGTGTGTGCTGTCGGCTATGGCCGTATAGCTCAACAGTCCCTTGGGCTTGTTCGAGCCATCGCCCACGATGAAGGCGCTGGTCTCTTGGGCAGCAAAGGCGTCCTCGACCTCGGCTGAGAGCCACTCGTCCATATTGACCATGGCATCATCGAGCAGGGCCTGGGTCGCGGCAGGCGAGGCATAGAGGTCGCTGGCCGGGAAATCGATAATGTCGAGCGTCGGGGCCGCTGTCTCTGGCCGGGCTGCCGTCTCAGCGACCCAGTTCGCCGTGACTCCCGCGGTGGATACAGGCTTACGATAGACCGATCCGCCGATGGTCTGGACCTGACAGATGTCGCGCATGGGACTGGCAATGGCCAAGCGGCGCAGGATCTGCTGTTCCAACTCCGGCGGGGCCAGATAGCCGCCTGCCGTCGCGCTTGTCTCTGATAGACCCTTGGCCTCGATCAGGGACGCGGCGACCGCACCGGACTTCACATAGCCCGCCCAAGCGGCCTTACGCTCATCGGGTTCGGCCAATCGAGGATCACCACCCAATGGTGGACGGCGCAGCTCGGCCGACGCACGGTCAAACCGGCCTTGAGCCGCGCTGAGGCTGGCATCGATGCGGGCCAACTTCTCTTCCAGCAGGACGTCGGCTCGTTTGGTCTCGATGGCGCTGAGCCGCTGATCATTACTGGCCTTATAGGCCTCGAAGGTCGCCAGCACCTCATGCAGGGCGGCGCGGGTTTCAGGTGAATGGGCCACCTGCTTATTCTCTTGGGTCATGGTCACTCCAGGGTTTGAAAAGGCAAAGACAGGGGCCTAGGCCGCCTGCGGGTGAAGGGTCTGGATCCGGCTAATTCGGGCTTGGGGCAGCATGGGGAAGGTCACGATCGACACCTCCCAAAGCTCTACCTCGGTGAGCACCCGCAGCCGTCCGCTCTCATCGGGGCGGGCCTTGAGGGTGCGAAAGCCGATGGACAGTCCGTCCAGCGCACCGGCCCGAACCAGAGCCGCGCAAAGCCGCGCCTCAGGCGTCAGGCCCAAGATCCGACCCCGGACGAACAGGCCACGATGGTCCTCTTTCACCAGGTCCCAGACGCCAATCGGCGCGCGACTGTCATGCTGGTGCAGCATCCGCAGGCCCTCAGGCCCTGTCCGGCGCAGCGACGCGGCAAAGGCTCCAGCGGCGGTGACGTCATCATTCAGATCGCGGGTCCAAAAGAGCGAGGCATAGCCCTCGATCTGCAGGTCGCCTTGGAAACGATCGGCCATTAGCGTGCCTCCGCCCGGTCTAGCTTTCGCTCAACCCGTTCCACGGCGGCGCGAGCCCCGGCGACCTGTTCTTCAAGGCGGGCGAGCCGTTCGGAGACGCTGGACTGGCCCTCCAATCGGCGCTCAATGAGATCGACCCGCGCCGCCTCTTTGCCCGCCCAGATCAGCAGGCCGCCGGTCTGGAGCACGGCGGCCAAAATGACCCCGGTGGTGATCTGTCGATCAAGCCGCCAGCGCGGGGTGGTGGATGTGCGGGCCATCATGGGGCGGCATCCTTGACCATGGTCCCATTGCCGAGACCCGCCATCTGACGGCGCTCTTCGGGGGTCAGGAAGGTTGCGGCCTCTAGCCGAGCCCACAGGGCCTCGCGCTCGGGCGCCAATGCCGGAACCGCGTCGAGATCACAGCCAATCCGGACATTGGCAAACTGTGCGCCCAGCCAGCCGGTCAAGGCTCTGGCCAACCGCTCGGTCAGGGGCACAACGGCATGGCGCCAGAAGGCGGAATTGGCCTCCTTGAAGTTGGCATAGGTGCTGTCCCCAGGAATGCCGAGCAGCGGCGGCGGCACGCCAAAGGCCAGAGCGATCTCGCGCGCGGCGGCATGTTTGCCATCGATAAAATCCATATCAGCCGGACTGAGCGACATGGGCTTCCAGTCCAGTCCCCCTTCGAGCAGCAAGGGGCGACCAGCCGCCGCCGTGCCGCTGTGGGTTTCGGTCAGCTCGGCCTTGAGCCGCTCGAACTGATCGTCGGTGAGCCGCTCGCTGCCCTCGCCGCCCCCATAGACCAGAGCGCCAGAGGGCCGGGCCGCATTGTCAAGCAGGGCCTTGTTCCAAGCGCCGGACGCATTGTGCACATCCACCGCAAAGGCGGCCGCCTCTAGGGGTGAAAAGCCATAATAGTCATTCAAGGGATTGAGCAGCTTGAGATGCATGACCGGCATCCAGCCGTCGGCATTGCGCGTCAGCCGGACATTTCGTCCGCCGACGGAATAATCATAGGCTTCAGGCCAACCGCGCGCGCCGGGCACGACCTTCATGCGGTCTGAGCGCAGGGCATAGAGCTCAATCGGCCGGCCCTGATCGTCCTGCACGGCCTCCAGATAGCCATTGCCCGCTGTCTGCAGCCCACCAAAGAAGGCCTCCAACAGATCTGGCAGTCCCTGTTCTGGGTTGGGCCGCTCCAAGAGGCGCATTAGGGGGTGGTTTGGACTGCGCCGCCCGGCCTCAAACACGACCAAGGGCACAGAGGCGGCGGCCTCAGCGATCAGGCGTACGCAGCGATAGGCTACCGGATTGCGGGCAAAGCCTTCCCGCGCCAAGGCCTCATAGTTTCGCGGCGTCCATTGCGGACGGCCCGAAAGGGTCAGGGCGATCAGGCGCTGAACCTTACTGTCCTTGGTTTCAGGCACAGGAGCGCGATCACGCCTTTGGGCGCGTTGAAAAAGGGCCATCTCATTCATCCTCTAGATCGGCGGTTCGGCTCAGAGCACCGAAAGTCGTGGCGCGCTGGCACGCCGGTTCAGCAACAGTTCGGACAGGGCCCAGACCAGGGCATCGGCGCGGTCGGGGCTGTGATCCATGCCCTCGGTTCCCAGCGCCATCAGCTCCTCCTCCAAGGCCCCGAAAGCCCCGCAATGGGTGATGCGGCCCTGCTCATAGAGGGCAGCCACGGGCTCTGCCCTGGCCCGTTTTCCTAGGCGGGCATGGACCAGCCGCACGGGGACGGGACATCCGGCCATGGTCAGGACCGTGCGGACCATTTCGCCGCCTTGGTTGGCCTCAGCGACGACGAAGGCCGCGTCAAAATCCTTGGCCGCCTGTACCGCCCGACCGGCCCAGCCCAGCGGCGAGGCCCCGCTCAGGGTCAGGTCGGCCAGCACATAGCCGCGCTCTTCCAGCCGCCCCGCCACCACCAGCCCGCAGGCATCGCCGCCCGCGCTGGCCGGGGGATCAACCGCGACAATGACCTGATCCAGATGATCGGGCTTTGGCCCCCGCGCCCGAAGGAGGTCCTGCGCCCGCCAAAGCGCGCCCTCCAACCCCTCAACCACCTGTCCATCCAGTTCCTGGGCCGCCAGACGGGTGCCGCCATAGATGGCATGCAGACCGTCGATAAAGCCAGGGGACAGGTTGGCCCGGTTCGCCAAGGTTCCCGCTCGCGTCACCACCACCCCATCCTCGGCCATCAGCCGACGCAGGGCCAAGGTCGGCTTGGGCGTGGTGGTCATGACCAGCCGAGGGTCATCACCGAGGCGCAATCCCATTCTCAACATGGCAAGCGTGTCCTCTGCATAGGTCCAAGCGCAATATTCATCCGCCCAGGCCGCCCCAAACTGTGGGCCGCGCAGACTTTCGGGATCTTCGGCGGAAAAGGCATAGGCCACCGCGCCGTTGGAAAAGAGCAGGCGCCGCCTTGAGCTTTCAAAGCGGGGCGCGCCGCCGATCCAGGCACAGGCGCAAAGTCCAGACAGTCCATCGATCATGACCTCTCGAACATCGTGCAGGGTGGGTCCAACCAGAGCCAACCGGTCATTTCGCCGAGAGGCTGCGGCCAGCCATTCGGCCCCAGCCCGGGTCTTGCCCGCGCCGCGCCCACCCAGAAAAAGCCAAGTGCGCCAGTCGCCCGGCGGGGCCAATTGCTCAGGACGGGCCCAAAAGGCCCAGTGACGATCCATCAGACGCAGGTCGCTCAGGCTCAGCTTGGCCAGCATCGCGCTTCTGTTCGATGTTGGCAGAGAGGCGAGCCAATCGGCGCTCCAGATCGGCGCGGAGCCGCTCGATGGCGTCATCATCGTCGGGCAGTCGTCCCGGTTCATCGTCGCTGTTCACCCTATCCTCCTGGACCTTCAGGTCGCCTAAGGTCTCGGCGGTCTTGGCCAAGGCCGCGATCATCTTGGCCGCCCGTTCCGCCGTCACATGGTCTGCGCCGGGGGCCAGAGCCTCCACCGCCTCGATCTGAGCCTTCAACAT